CGATCCCAAGGCTTCGATGTTCCTGATCGGAACCGAGATGGATTACGTCGAAGACAAACTAAAGTCCGGTTTCGTGTTCAACAATCCCAACGAAAAGGGGCGGTGCGGCTGCGGCGAGTCTTTCCACGTCTAATGCCGCCCGCGATGTTTGGTATCAAGCATTCTTCATAATACTACCACCGAAGTAGAGACCAACAATAGCACTAACTAAATGAGTATCTAATGGTGTCAATACCAAACCAGTAGCAACCTTCCATTCAATTACGTTCCTACCTTCTGTAATGAATAGGAATCCTGGCTTCCATTCTGTCCATCCAAGTGTAACATTGATATCTGGCATCCAGACAGCTACTAACTTGGGAAATACTATAATAGCAAATACAGCCATGAGAGCAATCAATCTACGAGTCCAAGCAAAACCTCTATCCTTAAGACCATGCTCTCTAGCATCAGCCCACATCTTTTTCTGTAAGCCAGCAGCTTGCATTAAATGCTTCTGTGTCTGTGCAGCTAACTTCATTCTTAAACTTACTAGTGCAGTTAGGAAACCAATCATTACACTACCTAGTAAAGTAATTAATTCAAATGGCATTTTCTTTTACCTCCTTTTTCTCTACTTTGTCTAAACCTGAACTAAGTTTGTAATATAAGTCTCTGTCCATTCGAATATCTAGTTCTTTAAGTTTAAATAAAACATTCTCTATAGTTGGAAGACTACAGATTTCATACCATTCCTCAGCGGGAACCTCAATAGGGTTCCCTTTTGTTGTTCTGAATGTATAAATATCAGTCATTATTTTTAATCTCATAATATTTATTAGGCATTCTTCTTTGGCCTTCCTCTGCCTCTCTTCTTAGATTTACTCTCTTCTGGAGCTATGTAAGAAATCATGGCATCACCATCAGCATCTGGCTCTACTAAATCACCATTAGATAATGGTAATAGAGATGGATCAAGAGGAAACTCTTCATCATCATCAGCCAGTGGCTCTTTTGTATGTACAACATCTACAACAGTTGGAATTGATACTGCTTCTTTATCCATGGTAATATTAGGTTGCATCTTTTCTGCCATCCTATCCATAGCGTCTTCAATAATATCTAGGACATCTCCTCTAGTTAGAGCATCAGCATCTCTACGAGCTTCATCAATCTCTGCTGGATGAATTACCTTCATCTTATCAATATCTACATCAATTCTTTCTACCTTTGGATTCTGATCTGCTTTACGAGCAGCCAACTTTTGAGAATCAGTAGGTTCTAAATACTTTCTAAGAGAACCTAGAGTCTCAATAATTCTCTCTGCTGTAGCATAAGGGAACTTAGAAATAGCTTCTCTAATAGTATTGATCTGATCCCCTGTAATTACATATAGTCTATCATGCCTCATTTTTTTTATCTTCCTTCCTTATAATTTTAATTAATTTCTCTAAGTACCATTGAGCCTTTTCTAAGTCCTCTAGTGGTTTTCCTTTATAAGTATACCTCCATTCATACTTAATAATGTTACCTTTAAGATAACCCTTAAATTCCTTATTCGTCATAGATGCTTCTATAGCAGCAATGCACTCAATACCTTTTTTATTGTAATGGTAAGGATTGTTTACTGTATTATTTTCATCTAACTTCTTTCTTGTACTATAAGAAATAAATTTAATATCTTCTTCTGAAGGATGTAAAAAAGGTATAGTAGTAGTAGGTTTTTTATTATATAAAGGATAATCTTTTACATCCACTTTATCAATCGCCATGTACCCTCGCTATTCCAGATAGTGCTTTAGCAATTTCTTTGAGATGAATACTCACTTCCTTATGAGTATTTAACATCTCTGACATAATGGATGTCATTGGGTCTTCAACTTTAACAAAAGTTTGTGTAGCTCTTAAGTCAAGAACTTTTTTACCATCAGGTCTTATTGTTAACTTCTTTTCTTTTTCCATATTAATTACTTCCTATATCTACAATTTCACAGACTCCACCAATACAAGCTAGTGTCTGTGATGAAGCTGTGTTATCTTCGTTTTCATAGTCTTTAAGCTTAGACCAATCTAAACTCTTAGGCATATTCTTTAACATCTCTTTATACTCTTCCTTAGTACATTCTTTGTAAGGAGCTTGCTTAAAGTTGTGGTCATCATCTGAATGGGGAAGGAAAGCAATACCACTAACTATATCGAAGTTATCGTACACCCAACCACCTATCATAGGCCACTCATCATCCTTAACTGATACTGTTATACTAGGTTTGTGTTCACACCAATGTTCTTGATACTGTTTCCAAAGCTCTAAATGTTCTAGTGCAGAGACTTCTTTTCTAGTTTTCGAGCCTTTAGGCGACGAGTGAGGAAAGTAGAATACAATGGACTTTCCCTCTTTGCCAAGTTCATCTTCCCAAGGAATTCCATTATCTTGAAGGAATTTGGTGACCGGGTCGTCTGTAGAGCCTCGTACAGACCTAATGTAATAATCGCTATGCCTACAATGAATGCCGCTAGCGCTATTAACAAGCTGACTAACAGTGCCACTGGGCTTAACACAAGTAACAGCAGTGCTTTGATTGATACCAATCTTTTTAGCAAATTCTTCATTTGTTCTTACTGCCTCTTCTTTTAATGTATTGAGTAAAATACCTAATGGGATTGGTTTAAGCTTAAAGTTTATATTGTTACTAGCTAAGATATTGTTATCCATAATCCCTGTAAGACTAACACCCAACAATCTCTCTTCTTCAGTGTTTTTCTTCCATATCTTTCTTAAGTATTTGAAGTCTGTCAGTGAGGACTGGAAGGTTCCCAAGATTGTAGATAACTTAACCTTTCTAGTGAGGCTTGCCAGATCATCGTCTCTCCTGCATACAACTTCAGTGAGGTTGCAAAACTGATTTGGTCTAAGTATGATCTCTGAACAGGGGTTAGTGCCAAAAGGAAAGTTTTCAATTCTTCTCCCATTTCTTCTAACTTGTCTGATAGCAGCATCACGGTTAAATATTCCTCGTTCTCCACTCTTACTCTCCACTAATGAGAGCCACTCCCTAAGGAATATCTCTGGCTCTGGTTTCCTTTTGTAAACTGCTGAGTTGTTAGACAGTGCTCTGTATGGTGTAGTATTCCACCAGTTACCTGACTTAGCTTTACGCATCTCTAAGTCATCAACATTACTAAGACTGATTAGCGCTGAACGACGAACGCCACCAGACACAACACAGTCACCTATCATACACATGATATCATGGCACTCTAGGGGTGTTAAGTGTCTACCTGCTGCTCCCTTGAAGATGGAGGCACAGAAGTTCAAGAGGTCTCTTAGAGGCTTAGGTCCTGATGATGTCCCACCGAATGTCTTGAGCCTAGCACCCTTAGGTCTCAGCTTACTTAAGTCCCACTTAGGTACTTGACCAACATAGAGTAGTGAGATAAGTTCTCTTAATGCTCTAGCCCATCCAGCTTTAGTATCCTGTACTATAATGATAGTATCAGAATCTTCAAAGTGTTCATTAACTGATGGAAGCTTATCAACAAAGTTCCTCTCTACTGAGAAGCCAACACCAGTGCCACACATCAAGATATATAGACACTCATCAAATGCTCTAGGATGATCGATAGGTAAGTAAGAGCAGTTATAACCAGCTATGTTACATCTCTCTAACGCTGGCCCTGCTGTCATTAGGCAACGCATAGAGGGCATGATCTCTAATTGTGTAATAGCTTCAAATAATTCTGCATTTAACTCTGAACTTATACTATAAGAATAATTAGAAGATAAATGCTCGTACATAAAATTAAGATATCTACGTACTGTTTCAGGCCAATCCTCTCTTCTCTTTTCTTCTTCTAACCACCTAGAGTACCTAGATTTGTAGATGAACTGTTGGTATAATGTAGGTAACTCTGTTGTCATATAACTTCTGCTCCTTTTAAATCTGTTCTATAATATTCTTGAATAAATTTTTCTACATATCCTACTTTGAATACCTTACCAACATCTATTACCTTACCATTAAAGTTAAGAGAGTAATTGAAAGCATGTAGGATACCATTCCATTCAAATACTTTTCTTTTAATCACTGCTTGTGTTGGTAGAAAATCTACTAAAGTAT